TTCAGCCAGCGGCATGATCATCGTGTTCACCCCGGACGAGGAAGACGATGATCATGCCGCTGGCTGAAGGCAACCAGATCAACCAGCTCGTCTGGGACCTGTACCACCATCCCCGCATCCCGACAGCCATCCTCGGACAGATCCCGGTGGCCATGATTCCCCCAGCCACCCCACAACGGCTGGAATACATGATCGAGACCATCCCGGACAACACCCACGCCGGGCAGGACATGGGCTTGGCTCTGAGCGCACTCGACTGGTGCTGGTCACACAACACGCCCGGCTCCAACTTCTGGGCCGAAGGGCTGTACGGGACTCCCGAACCGCTACGGTCCCGGCTGGCGAACCTGCGCGGCGCGGCCCTCGAAGGACGCAAGGTGATCGTCGAGCAGCTGGACTGGAAAACCGTCATCCACGCATCGGCGATGGCGTTCATCACCGAAGTGATGACAGACACCGGTGAAGCGATCAGCGCCCGCACCATGCAGAAGATCTTCGACACCCGTTGGACCGACCACCTCGGCCTGCGTGCCAAAGTCCTCAACCCGCATCGCACATGATCAAACTGTCCCGGCCACCGCAAAATCCCGACGAGCTGTGGCACGTGGTCAACACGCTGTGGGGTGTGCAGATCCCCCGGCAACAGGTGTGCGAGGCACACAACTCCCCGTTCGATGCGTTCTCAGACGCCTACTTCGCCAAGGAGCCCAACTGGGCGCTGTGGTACGGCAGCCGGGGCACCGGCAAGAGCTACATGCTGGCCCTGGAAGGGCTGACCAAGGCCGCCCTGCTCGATGCGAAGGTGACCCTGCTCGGCGGGTCGATGGCGCAGAGCATCAACGTGCGTGAACACGTAGACCATCTGCTGCGCGCCCCGAACGCACCACGCTACGCGCTGGCCAAGCCGCCCACCGCTACCGAGGTGCTGTTCACCCACGGCAACTGGATCCGTCCGCTGCCGGCCTCGCAGACCACGGTGCGTGGACCGCACCCGGCAGCCACCCTGCTAGACGAGATCGACGAGATGGACTACGACATCTACACCGCCGCGCAGGGCCAGGCGATGCCCACGATCAGTGCCGGTGGGTTGCACGTCCCGGAGATGATGGTGGCCTCGTCCACCTGGCAGTACCCGTCGGGCACATTCTCGAAGGTGCTCAAGGACGCCCGGGAGAACAAACTGCCGGTGTACACCTGGTGCTACCGGGAGGTGCTGAAGACCGAGTCGAACCCGTCGGGCTGGATGACCGAGGAGTTCATCGAACGCAAGCGCCAGACGGTGCCCGCGGAGATGTTCCGGGTGGAGTACGAGCTCGGTGAGCCCGCCGGTGGGTCGCGCGCCTTCGATGTGGCAGCACTGGAACGCGCGTTCGTGACGATGCCGGTGGTCGAAGAGTTCGCCCGGGGCAACGACTGGGAGTGGGTGCTGGCCAAACCGGAACGCGAGGGCGTGTACGCCGCCGGTGCGGACTGGGCCAAGGAGAAGGACTACACGGTGATCGTGGTGGTGCGGGTAGATGTCGACCCGATGCGCACGGTGTACGTACGCAAGTTCAACCGCAGGCCGTGGCCGACGATGATTGCGGCATTCAACGAGGTGGTGAACCGGTACCAGGCGGTGAGCGCTCATGACGCCACTGGGCTGGGCAACGTGGTGCACGACCTGGTGGACGAGCGCACGGTGAAGGTATTGATGATTGGCAAGGATCGCACGAAGCTGCTCACCGACTACATCAGTGCGGTGGAGCAGGGCAAGTACTCCCTGGCGCGCAACACGGACCTGTACGACGCCCATCGTGGGGTGACTGTCGACGAGGTGTTCGGCGGCGGGCAATGGAATGCACACTTAGCCGATGAGGTGGCGGCGTGTGCGATCGCGCACCGGGCCGCGGTGACCCAAGCCGCCCCGGCCTATGGGCACATCATCGAACGTGGAAAGAGCCGCGCGAAGTGGTTGGAGGAACTGGACGGGGTGACTCCGAAGGGATCGTCGGAGATCCTGGCCGAGGTGGGGATCGTGACGGTGCAGGAGGAGGCCAGCGACGTCGGGGTGTTCTGGTTGCCGTAGGCGAGTACCGTGTGACCATGCAGACGGTTGCGATGGCGATTCTGACGGGTGTTTCTGCGGGGGCTGTGGTGGGCGTGGCACTGGGTAACGTCCTGTATCGCCTGGTGAAGGACCGCTGACGACACACCGCATCACTTTGCCGTGTGGGTGTATGTCCGTTGTAGGGTGGCGGCATGGAGGATATCGAGACGACCTGCCAGGCCAGGCATGTCAGCACCAGCGGCAACATTCATTCCTGCCAGTTCTATGCATTCCACGAGTCGCCGTCGCACGAGTGCGTCTGCGGGGTTTCGTGGTGGAGCGTTCAGAGGTGTGATCGTGTATCTGGATGACATGGCGAAGAAGGCCGTGGTGGAGAACCTGCGGTACGAGTTCGTCCGGTTGATGACGGTGGACGGGCCGACCAACGACCGTCGGCGCAGGGAGTACAACCAGGCGCTGTTCGACCCGGAGACGGGGCGAGCGAACTGGACGTCGATCGACCTGGACATGGTCACTGAGAAGTTCGACAAGGCCGTGAAGAAGGTGCTGCCGTGAGGATGCCCGCGTGGGTGCTTCCGGTGCTTGCCATGTGGTGGGCGGTCAACGGGGTGTATGTGGCGGTTGTTCAGCAGAACGCCGTCGGGTGGTTCGTTGCGTGGTCGGCACTGGTGGTGCTGGTCGGGCATCAGTTGGTGCAGGAGGCGAAGCGATGAAGTGGCAGTGCGACCGGACGGACTGTGACAACGAGCCGGAGTACGAGTGTGGTGGGAGCTTCTACTGCGCGGATCACCGATGTCAGAGATGTGTGCCGGTGGAGGAGACGAAAGTGGAGTGCTCAACACCTGAATGCGATCGGACTGCCTGGTGGAGGCACCTGGTCATGGATCGTAATGGCGAGCGGATGGGATGGCTGCGCTGCGAGGAGCACAAGTGCCAGCAGTGTGCGCCAGTAGAGGCGGTCAAGGACGAGCCGTGCTTCGCAGCCGTGCAGCCACCGAGGGTCATGCTGACCCGGCCTGCGGTGCTGGCACTGGAAGAGGCCGAAAGCCTGGTGTCTATGGACCGGCGCGAGGTGTACGGCGACGCGAAGGACAACTTCGACATGATCGCAGCGCTGTGGGAGGCGGCGTTCGGCTGGTCGGTGGACGCCGGCCGGGTGGCGCTGGCGATGGACTTGGTGAAGACGTCCCGACTGGCGGTGTCTCCGAACCATTGGGATTCGTGGGTGGACAAGGCCGGGTACTCGGCGCTAGGCGCGGAGGTCACTGATGCCAAGTGACACCGACAAGTCCGCGGTACGTATCAACGCCACGTTGAACGACGACGCGTTGGACATTGCGATGGACTTCCCTCAGGGGTCGTCTGTGGTGGCGAGGCTGATGCTCGATGGGAACGTCGACTTGGATCTGATGCGTGCTCGCTTCGCGATGTACGTGGACGTGGCGATGGCCAGGGTGCATCAGGCAATCATCGGCAACGAGGAGAGCGGTGCTGATGCTGGATGAGAAACCGCAACGTGACGACTCGCTGGCTGATGCCCAGGACTGGTTGTGGGAGCGGATCGGGCAGGGCGCGCAGTGCCCGTGTTGCACGCAGTTCGCGAAGGTGTACCGGCGCACATTGCACAACGGGATGGCCCGGGCGCTGATCCACATGTACTTGTTCCGTGATGAGAACGACACGTTCCGCACAACGTCGCACATCATCACGAAGAATGGGGATACTGCGAAGCTGCGGTACTGGGGATTGATCACTGACGACGGCGGTGTGTGGAAACGCGGCCGCTGGCGGGTGACCCGGCTGGGCGAGGATTTTGTGCGTGGGCGCACCACGGTGCACTCGCATGTGCGCATTTACGACGGCAAGTTGCTGGGCGTGTACGGCGATCGGTTGACGATCAAGCAGGCGTTGGGTACGAAGTTCGACTATGACGAGTTGATGGCCACCGACGGTGGTCCCGGACCGAAGGAGCAGGGATGAGTTACGAAGACGAGGTGCGCAAGCGGTTCTCGTTTCACAAGGCCACGGAAGTCACTGGCCCTCAGCATGAGGCGGTGCGGGCGAAGTGCCGGGAGTTGGCGTTCTGGATCGTGGACACGGTGCCAGATTGCCAGGAACGGACCCTGGCGCTCACTGAGTTGCAGTCCACGATGATGTGGCTGAACGCGGCGATCGCGTACAGGGATCAGTCATGAGTGGCATGAAGCATGTGAAGGTGTCGCGGGACATCATGTTGAATGGCGCGAAACGGACGATCGATGTGGTGTTCGCGTTCCCTGGCGGATCGATCGTGTCGGCGTCGCTGAGGGTGAGCGCGCCAGAGGACATCGCGCTGATCACTGATCAGATGGGGGACATGTTCTCTGCGGCGGTGAAGGATGCAGGGCAGGCCGTGTCCGAGCACCGACACCAGGAAGACAGCTGATGGCGTTCCGCAAGATGGCGCGCACGGAACTGGTGATCACACCTGACACGAGGTTGGATGACCTGTGGGAATTGCCGGACATCTCGCGTTCCGAGAGGCATATGTTAGCGGTTGTGATACGCGAGGACATGGAGACAGTGGCGGACATGGTCGCATTGACACTACCGGACGGTACGTGGGCTGAGGCGTGTGATATTCGGGGCTTCGGCAGCAAGTGTGAACAGGCGGCCAGGGATTTACTCCGCGTCGCCTATGACGACCCGGATGCGTTTCCCCCAGTGACTGCTGTGTGAAGTCAAGCCGTGAGTGACGGATAACCGCGGCAGTCGGTGCGTGCGTTTTCGCTACTTTCGCGCATGTGAGCCGGCGGGGCCTCTCTGGCGACGGTGTGAGATGCACACACCGGGCACGTTCGATTCGTGTCAGGGGCGCTTGGCGGGGGTTGGCAGTGCTTCGATGGTGATGACGGTGCGCGGCTGCCCGTAGTACTTGCTGGCACTCAGTTCAGCGACTTGGCCGTCGTCACGCCATGCCCCGGCGATGGTGATCGCGTCGAGCACGGCGCGGCACAGCTTGTCGATGTCGCTGCGCTTGTCGTGGTAGGTCGGGGCGTTGTCTTTGAGGACGCCGGCGTTCTTGCCGGTCCCGTAGTGTGTCTTGGGCCTGGGCAGGTAGAACCCGATCTTGACACTGACCGGCCCGGCGAGGATGGGATCGGTGTGCCAGCCGTCTTCGATGATGGTGTCGACAATGTCCTCGCGGTACCTGGGTAGTTTCTTGTTGGCCTCGATGAAGATGCCTCGGCCGACGTGGCGCTTGGATCCTTGTGGGATGGGCGGGCCGAGCACGGTGATGCTGCGCAGCATGAGTCCTCCATGGTCTCAGGTGTTTTGAGCCTACCGCGGTTATTGTGTGCATCATGAGTGCTTCATTGAGCGAGTTGGAATTCTGGCGTCGTGAAACCAGCGTGAGAAAGTCGTTGTCTGAGATTTCGAAGCTGTCTCCTTCGCAGTGGGCGAAGGTGGAGCGGATGGCGTCGGCGGGTGGACGGTTCGAGGGGCGTTCATCGAGCCTGGCTCAGGCTAAGCTTCGTGCTTCGGTGAAACCGCGCGCGCGTAAGCTCCTCGCTGCTCGTAAAGCGCGCAACGATCCGTATGACGGACCAAAGAACTTCTTCAACCCGGGGGCTCTGCGGAGCACTCAGGAGTATCGGCGCAGGGCAGCCGCAGGGTTGCCGGCGACGCCTCCGCGTAAGGCCCGCCGGGCGTATTCGTCCACGGTGTACCAGGGACGCCGCAGTTACGACATCATCGGTGATCTCTGATGAGGACATCGTTGGGCGAGTTGGCCGATTACTACGACGCGGAGTCGCAGGTGGTGAAGGCGTTCCGGGTGCCGGTGCCGAAGCCGAAACCGCCGAAGGTGTCCCCGGATCTGATCCGGCAGCGGGTGGCCAGGCCGAAGGGTTTGCCAACACCTCCGAAGATGCCGCGGTTGAAGCCGCCGTCGTTGGAGGCACCGTGACGGTGTTGTTGTGGACGTTGGTGCGTGAGGCGTGGGAATTGGTGTGCCCGCTTCGGGCGGCGCGTTGATTGGGTGCGCTCTAGGATGTGCCCCATGACGATGACGCTGGCTGATCTTGCCGAGGCCGACTTCTCGAAGTCGATGCTGACCACTGGGGCCCGGGTGGTGGAGCAGACCCGCCGGTTCGTGCCACCTCCGGTGACGACGATTGGATCGGGCAAGCCGATCAAGGCGACCCAGGTGGGCACGATGCTCAAGCCGAGGTCGAGGGCGGCTGCTGGCAGTGTGCCGACGATGATGCCGTGGGATGCGAAGAAGCGGGCGGCAGCGAACGCGAGGGCGGCGGCGAATGCCCGTGGGTTGCGTGCTCAGCAGGCGCGTCTGGCTGGCGCTGAGGCGATGGAGCAGCTGGGGGATGCGGGTGCGCGTGGCAAGGTGGTGCGCCGGGCGCAGGTCGCCGGCGGGGTGACTGCCGGCGGTGCGCTGGTCGGTGGTGGTGTCGCTGGCGGGGCTGCGTACCGCAGGCGCCAGCGCGAGGCCGAGGTGGAGAAGTCGCTGTCGTCGATGATTGCTGGCGCGAAGCGGATCGGCGGGTCGGTGAAGACTGGTGCGATGTCGTCGATGAACTCTCCGGCGTCGCAGGGCAAGAAGCTAGTGGCACAGACCAAGGGCGGTGTGAAGGCCGGGTGGGGTGCGATGAGCACTCCGCAGCGGTATGGCGCGATCGCCGCGACGGGCGTGGGCGCCGGCGCCGGCGTCGGGTACGGTTCGAGTCAGTTGCGTAAGGCCGATGAGCGTAAGTGGTACAACGATCGTCGTGCTCAGACCGCACTGGGTGTGGCTGGTCTGGCTGGTGGTGTGTCAGGCGGGGTGGACGCTCGGCGGACGTTCCGGTCGGCGGGCCGGTCTGATGATTTGGCGGCGTACGGCCAGCAGGTGGCGTCTCGGCAGGCGAGGCTGGCTGATGAGGCGGCTGCACGGATTCCGAAGCGGAAGCTGCCGTGGAACGTGAAGCGGGGCAACGCGGCGGCGGCGCGTGCAGCGTCACACGTGAAGGGCGCGCAGACCGCGCAGGCGTTGTCGCAGCGAGCTGCTGATCTGGCGGCGCACAAGCGGGTGAAGGGCCGGGTGGGCGCTGCGCTGGCGGTGGGTTCGGCTGGTGTGGGCGCGGCGGGGTTGGCTCGTGAGTACCGCCCGGAACTCGAGCGGGGTGCTGCGCGTGTCGGTCAGTCCGGCCGTCGTGCGGTGCAGCGGGTGCGCGGCCGGTTTGAGCGCGACTAGCTGACGAGGCGGTTGCTGTAGAGGGCGTTGCGCTGGTCGGGGCGCAGTGAGGCGTAGATCCCCCAGGTGGACCCGCTGCTGCGTTCGATGGTGAGTACGTATTCGAGGCAGTCGTTGATGGCCGGGCACGCCTGGCAGATGCTGACGGCGGCTTGGTTTTCTTCGGAGCGCCAGACGTTGGGCCCTCTAACGAGGTCAGTCTCGGTCCACCATTCGGTAGGTTGTGTGCGGCACAGGCTGCGGCTCATCCACTGAACATCGGTGATGGGTACTGGTTTCATGGCACGCATCATGTCAGCGAGTCCGCGCAAGTCACACAACAATGTGTGTGTAGTCTGTGGTTATGTCTACTATTTCTGCTCGGAAACGCAATATGGTGCAAGATTTTGCTCTGATCGACGGTGAGCCTCCACAGGCGAACCGTCGTGGTGAGAAGTGGTGGAAGGTCACGGAAGCCTGCCGGGAGAACCCTGGTACGTGGGCTGTCGTGCCCGATTGTGCCCCTGGTGTGGTGCATGCAATCCGTGCCAGGCGTTATCAGGCGTTCCGCGAGGGCCAGTGGGAAGTCCTCGAGCGCCCGGGCGACCGGGAGAACCGGATGGACGTGTACGTGCGGTTCCTCGGTGATGAGGGCCAGGAATGACCGAGGACCAGGTATACGACGTGATCAACGCCATCGACCGGATAACCGAGGCGGTATGGGCGATCAACAAGCGCCTGACGGAGGTCGAGACGGCGATCAGGATCTCCTACTGACATGGTCGCGCTGTATCTGTTGAAGTGCGACGCCTGTGGACGGACCACCTTGCCGTACGCCGACGAGGCCCGCATGTGGGAACAGGTGTGGTCTGACGGGTGGATGGTGACCTCCGGCCAGGCCAAGCATGTGTGCGTGGACTGCAAGAAACGGCTCAAGCAGGGATAATCACCGGCTATGCCGAAGCCTTCGTTCCACACTGACCCACAGTTAGGCTGACCACATGCCCAACACTCCACGTACCGGCTTCCAGAACATGTCGACCGATGCGATGACCGGAGCGATCGACGACCAGCTCGGTGACGTCCAGCAGGCCGACGAACTGGATGCGCTGGTCCCGTTGCTCGCGGAGATGGGTTCGACGGGGCTGAAGCGGTCGGCCGGTTTCGTCGACGAGGAGTTCCTGCCACATCTGCGGGGCCGTAAGGCGATCGCGGTGTTCAAGGAGATGAGCGAGAACGATCCTCTGGTGGGGGCGTTGCTGTTCAGCATCCGGATGTTGCTGCGCAACGTGGACTGGGTGGTGAAGCCGGGCGGGAAGGGCAAGGCTGATACGCGCGCCGCGGAGCTGGTCGAGTCGGCGATGGACGACATGGAGCACACCTGGGACGACTTCATCTCCGAGGTGTTGACGATGCTGGTGTTCGGATGGTCGTGGCATGAGGTGGTGTACAAGCGCCGGGAGGGGTTGTACGCCTCGGACCGGCGGATGCGCAGCAAGTACTCCGATGGGCTGATTGGGTGGCGCAAGATGCCGATCCGCGCGCAGGAGACGATGTTCAAGTGGGTGTTCGACACTTCTGGTGAGATCCGGGCGATGGTGCAGATCCCGCCGCCTGCGTACAAGCAGGTGATGATCCCGTACGACCGCAGTTTGCTGTTCCGGTTCCAGCATTACAAGG